CCGTCGGCGAGAAACTCCCGCCAGCGGCTTCGTAATGCGGCCTTATGGTGTGGCTTCTTCTTCGCCATCAGTTCACCGACCAGTTCACGTTGTTGAACTCTGGGAACTCGGGAATGGCGGTCGCGTCTTCAAACTCTTGGTACTTCCCGAAGAACCAGAGATCGACATCCGCCATCTGCCCTTGCCGGATCTTCTTCGCCTTGAGCTGCACCTTGATTTCACCGTCGCCGCCAACCTCGCCGACCCGGTAGGCGAACAGCAGATTGTCAACGTCAAAATCGATCTGGTTCGAGCCCTTCCCGATGTTCCCAATCTCAGTGTTCTCGTCGCAGCCCTTGGCGACATTGGTCACGAGTAGCGTGGCGATATTCCGGGTTGTCGTGATCTCGCGAAGTTTCAGCAGGCAATCGTTGATTTCGCCCGTCTTGTCTTGAAAGTGGCGAGTCGCGCGAACTAACTGAAGGTAGTCCACGATCAGCAACGTCGGGCTGTCCTTGATCACGGCTCGCTCGATCTTGTCGATCACGAGCGGAGTCTCGACAAGTTTCAGCCTAGAGCCGATCGATCTCTGGAGTTGTTCGCCAACTTCGCGAGACGGCGGTCGCTTGTGAATCACGTCTTGAAGCGTGAGCCCGTGTTCGCGCCCTGCAAAGTTGCAGATCGCGCGAGCCGCCAGTGCCGCCCTGGTCATCTCGCCAAGACACCAAACCGCGACGGTCTCTTGATTGTTCTCTATGCACTGGATTGCGAGTTGCAGGGCGAGAGCCGACTTGCCAACGCCGGGGGCCGCGGCGAGCGCCGTCATCTGCCCGAGCGGAAGACCACCGTCGAAGAGCTTGTCGAGAGCAGGGATGCCGGTGGCGATCGCAGGCGTCTCTTCCTGCTTGATCCATGCGTCGATCGCATCCACTAGCGTCGGTGTCGGCGTCTCGTCGATAGCATCCGCAACCGGCACCGCCTCTTCGGCCTTGCCGAGCACCGGAAGCCGGGCACGCTTCCAAGCGTTCGCGATCTGTCGCGGGCAGTCTTCAAGGTCATCCGACCGCAGCCCAACGCGCCGCATCCGCTCCATGATCAGCGAGGTCGCCTCAGCAACACCCCACCCTCGGGCCGCGAAGTCGCAAGCCACCGTGAACATCGTCTGCCGCCGGCCGGCTGGGAGCGTGAATCCTTCCTCGAGGAATCGCCTCGTGAGGTCGCTCATGCTCTTGGGTGTCACCACAACCGACTGCGCCGCCTGGCCGGCGAACCGCGCAAGCGGGTAGACCCGCGTCGGGTCGCAGTCCTTCAGCACCGAGTACGGTCGCTGCTCGTGCTTCCAGTTGATAAACCCGGGGAGCCTCATGATTCTCGGCCAATCGCAGATCGAGAGATCCGATCCAAGCGCCGCCGCGATCGCCTTCATGCGCACGTGCCACGCGTCGGCGTCGGTCATGGGCTGATCGAGCCGCCACCAGGCGTGAATGCCACCGCCGCTCTCTAGCGTCGCCGTAGGCCACGGCAGCCCGGCCGCCTTGATGCGGCTCATCGCCCCTTCAAAGTCGGTGCCACCATCAAAGTCGGCGAACAGGCACCTCGCGAGCTTCACGCCTCCGGCTTGCGAGGCACCCTTCGCCGTCCTCGGGTTGCCGCCGAAGTATGCGTGAACACGCTGTGTCTCGTCGGCGTTGAGTTTTTGCAGCCACTGAACGATGTCTGGAATCTCGGTTAGCGGAGACCACCGGCGGCCGGCTGCCGGCGGGAGCGGCCGGAACTCGATGATGTCCTCGGGCTCGAAGATCGCGCCGAGGAAGTCAATGCACTGAGAGAGCGTATCCATCAGCGGCTACCAACCTTTCCACCGCACGATAAGTTGGCAGCGATGCCGACGCGCATCTCGCCCGTGTCATATGCGTAGTCAAGAAGTGACGTGTGATTCAGCGTGAGACACAGCCGCCCGCGCCGCTCACCAACAAACCCGATTCGTCGCTGGGCAAGAATCGACGCGGCGATTCCAGCGGCCGGGAATGCAGGCCATAGAAAAACCGAGTTGAGCACTACGGAAATGCCTGAAGAGAACGTGAAGACCGACTGCATGTAGTCTTCTGCCTGAGCAACCATCGGCCCTGCAGGGTGTCCAGACTTTTTGATTTCAATACCGACCACGCCGCTCCTCCATCCGGCATCGAGGAGCTTTCGTTTCGGATACAGAACACGGTCGATTCGGACTCCGATCTTTTGCTGACCAGGCCGCGGCGAGATGTGCGTTCCTTCAACTTCGCGACTGACAGCAAACAAGTCTGCGGCAGACTCAATGAGGCCGTCGAGATATTGGGCAGCCTCTTCTTCGGTGGCGAAGTCACCACCCGTTCGCTCTGCATCCATTGCAGGGTGATCCTCCATGAAATTCTGCCCCGCCGCGTCGAAGCGGCTCCGTGCCTATCACGAGGGCGGCGTTAATCAGACTGCGGACGGGTCATGCCTTCACCCTCCACTCCCTTTCCCGCCGCCCGCTCGCACTCTCGACGAGCCGCCCCGTCTCCTCGATCAGCCCGGCCTTCGCGAGCTCGTGCAGCCGCTTGCCGACTTGATGGGCGACCAGGCCGCAGCGTTCCGCGATCGCCGACGCGCCGCCTGGTGCCGCGCGAAGCGCCTCGAGGATCGCCCGGTGATGCTCGCCGGCGAACTCGCGCACACGGGCCGCAGCCGCGCGGCTCGTCACCGGGTTCGACTGCCGGAAGAGCGGCAGATCGGCGACGCGGGTGATGGTGTCGAGGTAGTAGTCGGACATGAAAAGCCTCCTTGCTTCCGATGAATCACATGAGGGCAGGCGTCTTCGGCGTCTTCGTCCTCAACTGTGCCCAATCGCAATACGCCTGCTCGAACAACGCGGGCGAGCGGTGCCCCAGGTGCAGCCGCCCAGCCCCGGCCCGTTCCATCTCGACGTGTGTCGCGCCGCTGCGGCGGAGAAACTTCGACGTTCCGCCGATGCCGATGCTGTCGATCAGCACCCGCATCCACCGCATCGCCATTCGCCGCCGGCAGGCCCAGCCGAGAATCCGCCCGTCAGGTGATTTCGCGAGCATCGCGTCGATCGCCGTAAGACACGCCGGCGTGAGCGGTCGCGTCAGCGGGTCGCCCGTCTTCGACTGCACCCACGCGAGAGCATCGTCGCGGAGGTTGTCCCGCGTGAACGCCATGCAATCGCCGAAGCGGCTGCCCGTCTCGTAGCAGATGAGAATCCAGCAGCGGAGGAAGAGCCCGAGATCCGCACCGCTGCGAAGCCGCTTGCCGTCGTGTGCCTTGGTCGCATCGAGCAGCTTCTTCAGTTCGGGAACCGTCCATGCCTTCGTCGGGCGGCGGCGGATCTTGATCCGCATGATGCCGCGCGGGGCTTCATCGACCACGCGGCTGTCATACGCCCACCGCCAGAGCGAAAGCAGGATCGTCCGCTCGCTCCTGGCGGTCGTGCTCTCGACGCGCTCGGCCCGAGCTCGGAGGTGGCGGTTGAGATCGTCGCACGTGACGAGCCCAGCACGGGCCGCGACGCGGGTCACGTTCGCTTCGTAGGTGCGCGAGACGCGCCGCTGGGCGAGGTAGAGCGGCGCGAGGGCGGCGAAGGTGGTGGGCTTTTTCTTCATGGCTACCACTCACCCCCAAATCTGCTGCGCATCCTGTCGATGTATTCCTCTTCCCGCCCCGCCTTGAACGCCGCCTTCGCCGCCGCATTCCCGGGCCGCAGAAAGTCGCCGCCCGCCGGCGGAGTCCCGTAGTTCTGCATCGAGGTCGTGATCCGCGTGCCGTTCGCGTAGACGCGGACGCGGTAGCGGAAGCCGTCGAGATCCTTGATCTCGTCGCTCACGAGGTCGCTGGCGGGCTTCGCCGGTGCGTCGAGCACCTTGCCGATGTCGGGCTCGAACGTCGACCGGCCCGCAGCATCGCGAGCGAGTCGCTCGCGGAACTCTTCAATCGACTCGAAGTCGCGCCTGAATGTGTCCTTCATCTCTCACCTCCTTGTGTATTGGCCCCGTGAGGTGGGGCATCCCGCGAAGTCAGCCAGCGGCTGGAGGCTTGGGTTGCCGACCCTTCGCTGCGGTGGTTGGTTTCGCTACTCCCGCGGAGCGTCCGCTTCGCCGCGATGATCGGCGAGTCTGGCCCTGCGGCTGGGCCTCTGTTCGTTTCTGCTTCAAGCCACGCCATCCACAGTCGTGCCACGGCATTGATGTGTCTCCTAAGCAAAGAAGGTGGCGACCGTTGCCGTGACGAACGGCACCAGCCAGAGGAACGGGATGTCGTCATCCGGCGTGCTGGCAAGCACCGCCCGCCTGGTCGCCGCCGTCGGGCTCGCGGCCCGTGCAGCCTTCGGTGTGGCGACCGCCGGCACGTACTTCTTCACGACCGCCGAGACCTTGCCGACCTTCGACGTGTAGTGCGTGATCTCGACCGTCACCTTCTGTCCCACGAGCTCGCTGGGCTCGAGGTCGAGAGCATCGCCCGCCGGCACGATCGCCAAGGCGGCGGCGAACTGACGAGCCCGCCACGCGAGGTGCTGCGGGATGTCGTCGAACACGAACTTGTGCCCGCCGTCGGTGCCCAACCGCAGCTTGAGGCAGAGCCCCTCCGGGTTCTCGTCCGAACGCTTGTATTCGTTCGGGCCTTCCTCGGCATGAACGATCGTCAGCACGTGCGTGCCGGGCGGCACGAGCGGGCGCTCCGCCGTCTCGACCGGGGCGGGGGCGTTGTCATCTTGGGTCATGTCGAATCGCATGGAATCTCTCCTGGGGTGTTGTGGGTCTACTTGTCGGAAACGGTCGCCGGCTCGATCTCGTCGTGCCGGGCGTTGACTTCGTCGGTGAGCGTTGACCACTCGTTGCCGTCGATCTTGCCTTCACTGACAAGGGCATCGAGGCGGTCGGTGATCGCGCCGAGTTTCTTCACGGTGGTCGCCGCCGCGATCGTCTCGCGGATCTTCTCGACGAGCGGAGGCGTCCCCTGTGCCACGGGTGTGGCTTTTGCACGTGCTGCCGGCAGCACGACAGGGGACGCGGTTCCGCCCGACAGCCACTCGGCAAGACGCTTGCCGGTGTCTGCGGTGATCGGCTTGGGATCGCCGGCGAAGAGCCCGGTGCGATCCTTGCTCACCGTGGCGTAGTGCCCGTCGTGGATGATGTCGAGAACGCAAGTGAACTCAAACTCCAGCCCATCGCGGGCTTCGAGTTTCATCCCGAGCTTCGCCACCTTCTTCTTCCCGTGATCGTCCACCTGGGCGGTCTCGGTTTTCGAACGACCGCAGCAGATGACGTGGGCCGGCGAGCGCAGGAGCTTGTCCACGAACGCCCGCCATCGCGGCGTGATCACGCTGAACGCCGACCACGTGTTGCCGCGGAACTGTGCCTTGGCAACGTCCTCGAGGATTTCCAGGCAGCCGCCCGGGCCGCTCCAGCAATGCGTCACCGAATCGACGATGATGATCTCGTAGCCCGCCTGCTCGGCTGCGTTGATCGCCTCGATGTACGCTTCAGGCGAAAACGGCGGGCGGAGGTCGATCACGTCGAACTCGTGGAGGTGATCGTAGAGGTCGGATGATCCTTCCTCGGTGTCGATCACCACACACTTGCCGCCGATGCCCTTGGCGATCTGCAGGGCACCCCAAGTCTTTCCGCTGCCGCTCGGCCCGGTCAGCAACAGTCGCAGTTTCGTGGCACTGCGGCGGGCCTTTCTGATCTGAATCATGGTCAAGTCCCTTTGCTTTCTGTCGGTTCCGTTCGTCTGAAAAAGCCGCTTCCCGATCCATCAGTCCGCGGCACGATGCGTCCTTGCGTTCGGCGTCTCCGACGCCTCTCCTGTTGAGTTAGAAAGGCCGGAAAGCGTCGATGTGGGCGGCGATGACTTCCTGCCCGCCACCGATGAGGTGGCATCGCACGAGGTAGAAGTCGCCGTCCTGGGCTTCGATCACGTAGCCGCGGCGGGGCTCGCCGAGTTCGTCAGTGAACTCCACGTAATCGCCGACCGCGTGGGTGTCCACGAGGCACCCGGCTCGCATCGTGGTGGTCGGCGGCGTCAGCGGGCGGCCGTAGGTTTCATTCATCGCCGCGGCAGCGGCGGCGTATTCGGCGGCGTGGGGGTCGCAGATCATCGGTCGAGTCCTTTCGAGTGATGGGGAACAAATGTTTAGCGGTCGAGGGGCGGTAATGTATCGGGAGTCCGGGGGGTGTCAAGCAGGCGAGCGAGAAAATCGCAGGGGCTTGGATTTGAGGTGTTTTCTGAATCCGCTGTAGCAGCAACGCAACATAATGTAGCAGTATCGCAACTATTGTCAACCAAGAATCTGCGCGGCGAGCCGGATGCTCCAATCGATCCCGGCTGCGATGTTCTGCGCGAGATCCGAGTCAGTGCCGAGCTCCTGGCCGACGCGGACCCAGATCAGCGTTTCAAGCAGGCGGTTCCATGTGCGTTTCATTGGGCTGCCTCCATGGCTCGCAGGATGTCACGGGCTTCGTCCCTCGTATCGCACACGGCTACGATCTCGGTCGTGCCGGTGGCGGCGTCGCGGGCCTCGATCTCCCACCAGCGGAAGCCGGGAGTGCGAGGGTCTTTGATCGTGATGATGCGGTAGGTGGTCATGGGGTTCCTTTTCGATGGTGCCCGCCGGCCCTGTGCCGGCGGGCGGGTGGTCGGTCAGGCTCCGATGTAGTGGTAGTAGCCGTGGCTGCTCACGACGTAGACGGTCTCGCCAGCGTCATTGACGTGCGAGGTCATCTCATGTCCGCCGTAGTAGAAGTCCATGGCGGCGGCGACCTCAAAGGCGAGGTGCTCCTGCGTGAACCGCTGGGCAGCAATCGGATACTTCCAACCGCGGTCATCCTCGAACGTCTTGAGCAGAGCCTTGATGATCTCGCGGGGCTCTGTGATGGTGAAGGCGGCGTTCATCGTTTCGTCTCCCTTGCTTGCGGCTGCGAGTCTCAATCGCTCGCACATCCCCATAGTAGCAGTATCGCAACTACAGTCAAGGGGACTTGAAAGATTTTTCAGAAACAGGCTTTTCGCCCGAGAATCAGCGGCTTTTCTTCCGCTTGGCGGCAGGCCGCTTGGCCCGCTTCTGGACCGCCGCGCCGGCTTTTCTGGCTGCCCGAGCCGGGGCGTGAATCGCCGCCCTGGTGGAAAGCGTCTCGCGGAGAGCTTGGGCCGACGCCACGCTCACCATCCACGCGCGGCCGTTGACGAGCCAGCCCTCCAGCCGCCCGCCCGTCGTGCGGTCAGAGGTGGGCTTTTCCTTCTCGTCGCGAGGAAGGTGTTCGAGCAGATCCCGCCGGATGTATTGCTCACTGCAGCCGGCGATTTTTGCCGCTTTCGGCACCGATACCCACTCGTCTTGAACAGCCATTGCAATCATGCCCCTATCGTAGTTGCGGAAATGCAACAGTCAAACGGCCCGCCCGGGCTATCCCGGTAAAATGGGCTGCCCGTCTACTATTAGCGGAGGGCATGGTAGTAGTTGACACTCGTACACTGCCTTCGTGTACGCTACAGAAAGGACAGAAAGGGCCATGGAACTACAGAATCTTCTCACAGAACGGTACGCGATCCTGCACAATCTCTGCGGTCGGTCGGTCATCCTCTTCACTCACTCCATCGACCGTCTCTCGGATTTTCTTGGGCGACCCGCCCAGGTGTCCGATTTGGACGATCTTACCGTCAGCCGCTTCGTCCGGTGGCGGGCCGTCACGCCGCACAGGGGCAGGATCGCAGCCCCCGCGACCGTCCGAAAGGATCTCGCGCAGTTGGTCTCGCTTTGGAACCACGCCGCCAAGAAACGGATGCCCGGGGCGAACGGCGAGCCGTTGGAGTTCCCAGATCTGCCCAGGAACCTCATACGCGTGCCCACAAGGCCGCCACGCGGCTACACGGCAGACGAGGTGGCTGCCATCGTCAGAGAGGCCAGGAAGCGGTGTAGGCCCATCGGGCCGGCCAAGGGGGCGTGGTTCTGGGAAACCCTCGTGCTCGCCGCCTGGTTCACCGGCGAGCGAATCGGTGGGCTGCTCCGCGTTCGCTGGTCAGAGGTCGATCTGGAGGCGGGGGCGATCACGTTTCTCGGGGAAACCCGGAAGGGCGGCATTGAGACGATCAGCAGGGCGATACCGGCAAGCCTCTGCGAGCTCCTCGCCCGCCACCGCCGGGCTCCGAACGATTACGTGTGGCCGTGGCTGTCGCACCGCAAGAAACAGGACACGATCTACCAATCGCTTCGCCTGCTCTGCGAAGACGCTCGGGTTCAGCCGCGCGGGTTCCACGCGATCCGCAAGGCATCCGGCTCCTACGTGGCAAAGGCAGGCGGCGACGCCACCGCTCATCTATCGCACGCCGACAGCAAGACCACGCGGAAGCACTACCTCGACGAGACGATCACGGGCAAGCAGTCGGCTCTCGACTACCTCCCGCCCTTGAACCTCGACGAACCACCGCCCCGGAAGCCCCGGTGACGGCAAGCGGCGAGCGGCGGCTCGGGTAAAGGGATGAAACCCCGGCCGCCGCTCTAGCCGCCGCCCGGCTCCGGGTGTGCGATGTTCTCTCTGGCCGCGATGATCGCCATCAGCCGCTCCCGCTCCTCGAGGAGCCGCCCGATCATGCGGGCCGCCGTGCCGTTGGTCGCGGTCCAACTGTTGCTCGGCCCGTAGCGTCCGACGAAATGCCACGCCTCGTCTGCTTCGTCTTCCGAGTAGGGCACACGATCACTCAATCCACTCATCTGCTCGATCTCCTACCCACTCGGCGAGAAACATGAGGCACTGCGCGGGGATCGCAATCGCCGCTGCGAAGATCGTCAGCGTCCAAGCGATTGCGTCACGCATTTCTTTCCTCCCGATGCAGCAGCAACGCAAGCAACGCATATGAAGCGAGGTCAACGAGATTGTCTTCGAGGCTCTCGTTCTCCAGCCGCCCTGTGGCGTTGTATGCGGCGAGCCGCGTCACCTTGTCGGAGAGACGCACCATCGCGCCTTTCCACGCGGGGATGCCCACGAACGCCGCCCCGTTGCGAATGTTGGCGAGCGGATCTTCGCCGCTCGGGCATCCGTAGTCTCTCGACTTCCGGCGGTGCATCTCCTTTAGCGAGTCGCACAGATCGAAGAACTGCTGCGAGGTGGGATGCACGTCGCTCGATGTGAGCAGCGAATCCCCGATCAGCGGCGGCGGCGAGTCCTCGTCCTGCGGGTCATACCACTGCTCCGCCGGGCGGCCCGCGGCGACGGCGGCGACGCGGTCGGCTACGGCCTTGCGGAGTTCGGCGTTGGCTACCTCGAATGTCGTGGTCATTTGGTTCCCTTTCTCAAGTCTCGGTCACAAAACAACGGGTACGCTCTCGTCACTTCCTGCCTGCCGTGATCGACGATTGCCATTCCCTGACACGGCCGCTCTGGAGAGGCTACTCGCTCAGCGTATGGGGAATGTCCAATCACGCTTCCGTTCGCGATGTACCGCGCCCCGCGGAGCCAGCCCCACGAGTGGTAGTGCCCGAAGATCGTCAGGCTCGCACGCCGCCCCGCGTCCCACCGGGCGATCGCCTTGCTCGCCGGCAGCGCGAGCCCGTAGACGCCCCCAGCGAAGCGAATGGAATGACCATGGGTCGTGCGAACGAGAAAGCCGTCGAGGTCAACGTAGCCGAGGTGCCCTTCGGCGATCTGCCACCGCACGTTCTTGTTCTGCTCTTCGCGGGCGAGCGTGAAGTACATCAGTTGCTCCCACGAGTGTTCGAGCTCGGTGGCGATCCGATTCTTCTCGGTGCTCCGGCCGTGGTTCCCGGCGTTCGTGCAGACGATCACTTCGCCAGCCTGTGCGGCGATTGCGTCGATCATTCGCCGCAGCCGCTCCGCAATCCACCGCGTCGCGTTCATCGGCGAGAGTTGGGCCACCTCGGCACAGTCAGGGTGGATATGCCCTGTGATGAAGTCTCCGCCGAGCCAGATCAGCACACGGCGAACGTCGGCCTGGTTGCGTTCGTGCTCTAGGCAGTCGAGGAACCGCTGCTCGAGTTCCTGCATCCGCTGCTCGCAGACGGCGAGCGAGTAGTCGTTCTCGCCGTTGACCGTCTCGGGCAGCACGCGCTCCTCGGCGTGAACGTCCGAGAGCATGAGGATGGCGGTCGCGGCGTGCTTCTTCCGCCCCTTGACACTACTGGTCAAGGGCTTCGCCGGCGTCGCCTTGATGCCCTGAAGGCTCACGAGCGCATCCGCCCGCTCGCGTTCGCGGTCGATCTGCTCCAGGGCGGCGGTGTACCTTTTTCGGTACGAGGCGATTTCCGCCCGCAGCCGCGCGAGTTCAGCGTCGGCGGCAAGTTGCGAGGCGGCGTCGAGAGACGCGGTGACTTCCTCGGCTATTGTCTTTCGAGCCATCGCAGCACTCCTAAAAAGCCGACCGTCACGCCGCGCGGTTGCAGTGCTGCGGAGATGAGTTTCGCCAACGTAGTCTTGGTGGTCTGCAGTTTTCCAGCGCGCCACTGAGCCTTGATGTCGGCGAGCTCACGGGCCGTGTCGGCTTCGAGCAGATCAAACCACGTCGCGCTGCGTTTGCGATCGCGCTCGGCGATGCCCGCACGAACGTCATCGAGAAGAGACTTCGCCTTCGCCATCACTCCTCCTTCCTTCGATACCTGAGCGTCGAGTACAGCAGCCGCCGCAAGTCCCTCGCCCCGTTGGTGACCGACTCCTCCGAGAGATCCGGGTAGAGGCAGTGCAACGCCTCGTGAAGTTCCACCTCGAGCCGTCGCTGCGGCGGGAGCCTGTCGTGGATGAGCACGGTGCCGTTGTCGTTCGCCCAGCCGTCGGCAGAGCCACGCAGGCGGGTGTAGCACCAGTGCCAGACTCGCCCGGCAAGTTTCACGCGGTGGCGGATTCCCACGGGCGGTCCCTTTCGCCCGCTACTGTGCCCGGGCTGTCAAGCGGAAGCGGAACGCTTGGCCTCCGCTTTGCGGGCGTTGGCGATCGCGCGCCGCACGAGGAGGCGGGCGGCGGCGTGAAGGAACGGCAGGCCGCGCTCTTCGGCGGCCTCACGCAGGAACGCGAGAATCTCGGCCATGCCCTCGGGCGACTCGCACCAATCGCAGCCTTTTTCGTCCATGTAGCGGGCGCGAGCGTTGCACTTGCAATCGGGCGACGCAACGATGCGGAACGGCCAGCCGGCGAGCAGGGCTTTGAGTTCGGTGCCTGGGCCGTGCGATGGTGGGGGCGGGGCTTGGAGTTGCGATTCTAACTCAACGCCACCCTGGTTACTTACAGAACGCATTGCATCTTCGCACTCGTCTTTGATCTCTACTTGAAAGCCTATGTTACGAACAAGGCAATGCTTTATGTCGGAGAATGTCAACTTGCTGTCAGCAAGCCATCTGTGCAAATCGGAAGCGTTTATTAGGCGACTCATATTACTAAGAAATTGTAACTACCATTAACTGTTCTGCCGGGTTGCCACAGCCGGGGAATGTCAACCAAGGAACGTCAGGAGTTAGGGTATAGGAGCCGGATATGTCGGCGGGGCATCCGCCGGAAAGATCGACCGACTTTGTGCCAGAAAACCTGTTGTAGTTACTGGCACCGTTAATGGCGTTCTGTGGGCCAAGGACGGTGATAGTAATGCTTGCAAGCTGCGCTGCTACGTCTACGCTGGCTGAAATAAAAAAAAACGGGCCATATGCGATTGAGCCGCAAGTTACTGGTGCGCCAGATGCGTTTAAATTAACAAGTGCGTTGATATTAGACAATACGCCTTCGTAATTTCCGCACCCGACTGTCGTCATTGCATATGATCCGCACCAATCGTCGGCCTTGTTCGCGCCCCAGCCGCCAGAAAATCTAAGAGCGCACGAAGCCTGCCTCAGAATGAACTGGTCAGACGGTTTTGGGCAACTTTCAGTCCACGGCGCACCGTTAATAGACAGCACTGGATCCCATCGCGGCGCAATTGGGGATCCGTCAATGCACGCAAAGCACCCATGAACCCAGTACCCGCTAACGCCTGAAATGGCTGCGTTTATGGTCGCCGGCAAACAGCACTGCGGACCACAACACGGACACGCCATCTTTACACCTTGAACCGCAGGAACGTGGAAGTAAACGTCGCTTGCGCCATCGCAAACGTCTGTGTGCCAGACATCGACACTGACACCGCGGTCTGGGTGCTGCCGGCTGTGAGAATGGTCATCGTTTGAGTGGATAGCGTGATGCCGATTGTGCATGCCGCAGTATTGAGCACAGCCGTCACGCCTGTTACGTAGCTGCCTTGGCTAGTGCTAGCAGTTCCGTAGAACCTCGTGATCGCAGTGCTGCCGGTTCCAAAGAATCTTCCGACGCTCGCCGCCGCAGCAAACACCGCCGTCGCCGTCTCAAACGGCACGTCGATCAAGAACCACGCCGTGCCGTCCTTGGCGATTCCGCAGTCGGTGTTGCCTGCCGCCGTAGACGTGACGGGGAAAAAAAGATTCGTTGCCACCACCGTGTTCGGCGTGCTCGTCTGGTACTTGAACGTCACCGTCTTTACGGTTCCGGTCGCCCACGCGCCGGTAAAGGTGCAGACGCGGAAGACCTTTTGCTTCCGCGCGTCGAATAGCGGCTCAAACGATAGCGGCCGCGCCTCGGGCGTCGCGAGCTCCGCCGCCCGCACGACGTTGGCGATCCGCTCGGCGCTCTCTCGCGTGAACTGCGTGGGATCGAGCGGCTGCGTCATGGGGGCGTGCCGAAAGTTGCGAAGCTGGCTCGCGGGTTCACGCGCAGCCCGAACGTGCCGGGCGGCTCAGAGCGAATCGCAGGAGCCCCGAGCGTGAGCCCGCCGGTGTTGTCGAGCCCCACGGGATTCGGGCTCGCCACCCATTCCGCGTTCTGAAAATCAAAGACCATCGCGCGACGCTTTTCGAGCGGCGATTGGTTGATGAAGTTGAACCCCACATCGGGCACGAACAGCCGATGCGACGATTGACGATACGCCAGCGTGGCGGTTGTGGCGTAGTAGTTCACGAGCGTGTTGTTGAACTCCTCGGTCGTGTATTGCGAGTCAACGCCGATGACCTTCACCGTGTCGATCGCACACCCGAGAAACAGTGCATCGTTCACACAGTTTTGCAGCCCGAGCCACGCGCTTGGATATGAAGAAAAGTTTTTCCGAATCGTGATCTGCACCAGGCTTTCGTCGGTGGTCAGCCCAGGGAAATAATCGAAGGCTGAGTTGGTCAGCGGGCGAATGTCGTTGTTCCCCGAGTGATAGTATGCGAATGCTGGGATCGACCCGGGCTTCGACTCAAACGACCACACCGCCGCCCTGGCCGTCGGCGTCAGCAGTTCGTCGGCGGTGACGAGCCCGTACTCGCCGATCACTTCGATCGCGTACGGGTTGTCATCGAATCGCTCGTTGACGCTCACCTTCCGCAACCGCAGGATCGTGTGAACAGGATGGTATGCGCCAAACGACGTGCCGGCGGTCGCCGTCAGAATCGTGTTGATGTCGGGCGGGCCTTGGTTCTGGAGCGTGTCGTCGCTCAACATGCACACCCAGCGGCGCTTCGCTACGCCGCCGGTCGAGCCGACTTCGTTCTCGAACGTGCGGGCAAGTTCTTTCGTGCTGACGATAGTCCCAGCCATCAGCCAAACCCTCCGAGACGGGCACCGCCGACGATCGCGACCGGGGTGTTGAAGTAGTTCGCCGCGGCTTGGCTGATGCCTTGCGCGATGATTTGCAGTTGCTTCGTCTGCAATCTCGCCTCGATCAACGCCGGGTCTTGCGCGTTGGCGGCGAGCCCGAGCACGAGATCTTGACCTTCCTGCGTGCGGATGTCTGCGGTCTGCACCGTGCGCGAGCCGAGGGTGTTCAGTTCGCGGATGCGCTCGGATTGGCGGTTGAACTCGGCTTCTTCGGCCTTGCGGCGTTCTTCGGCAAAGCGGGCTTGTTCCTGGGCGATCGCCTGCTGTTGCTTCGCGTACTCTGCCTGTTGCTGCTGAATCAACTGTTGCTGTTGCTTGACCGCTTCTTCCGCCTGCTTCACCGCCTGGGCTTCGGCCTGCTCGCGAAGCCTGGCGTTCTCTTGAATCTTCTGCTTCCGCAGTTGGTCAGTCTTTTCGAGATTTGCAACTTCCTTATTGAACACCTCTTGCTGTCGGGCGACTTCCGCGTCGAACGCCTCTTTGTTGAGGATGCCAGCTCGGGCCTGCTCTTGGGCGCGGGCGATGCCCTCTTGTAGACGCTGGGCCGCCTCTGCCCCGGCGTTGCCGAACTCCGCCGCCTTGTTGATGACCTCGCCGATGTTCTGGTCAACCGCTGCGAACGCTTGGGCGAAACCGTTGCCAAAGCCCTGTTCGGCCGCTTGCTGCGACTCTTCGAGCGACGCCTGCAACTGGTCGAGCTGGGCGAGTCGGGCGGCGGCGGTGTTCGCCGCCTCTTCGTTGCCAGCCAGCCGTGCGGCAGCGAGCTCTTGGGCGGTGCGTGCCTGCACCCCCTGAACGTCGGCAATCTGCTGCTCGAGTTGCGTCTGCTCACGACCGGCGTTCAGGAGAGCGTTGACCCGCTGCTCTTGATCGGCGAGCCGCTGGGCTTCGTCGGCTGCCGCCTTAGCGGAGCCGTCGGCAATCGCCTGCTGTTCTGCCTTGATCCGTTCTAGTTGGGTGATCCGCGTCTCGCCGTTCGCGACCGCTTCCGCGTCTCCGCCATCGCGAGCCGCAGCGACCTCTTCTCGCACGCGGGCAATCTCGCGCTCCACTGCGAGCGCGTCCTCGGCAGCCTTCGCCCGCGTGTTGTCGCCGCCGAACTCGCGAGCGATGCGGGCTTGCTCTAGGAGCGCGTCGGAGACTTGCCGATCCGCATCAACGCGACGCTGGGCCTCTTCGGCAGCCTTGCGTGTCTCTTCCTGCACTTGCCGCAGCGACTCGACTTGTTTGTCAAACTCCGCCGTCGCGAGAGCCACGCCGCGGCTGTATTGTTCGGCGTTCAGTTCGTTGTTATCCGCTTGCTCCTTCAAGTCGGCGAGCGCGTTCTGGAACTCCAGGGCGGCGTTGAAGCCAGCCTGTCCAAACTCGCCAGCCTTGGCGATCGCGTTGTCGAGGGCTTGCCCGCTGCCGGCGATCGCTTTCTGAACTTCGGCGTAGCCCTTCTGTTGCTCCGCCGTGAGTTGCTGCGTGCTCTGCGCGACGGCGTTCACGCCTTCGGCTGCCTGCCTTGCGGATCTGTCAATTCCAAGAAAACCTTCGGCGGTACTTAGAATGTTCGACACGAACCCGCCGACGCCTCCGGCGACGCCAGCAAAAAACTCGCCTATTCGACCGAAGATGCCCGCGACAATGTTGGCAATTCCTTGAATCGCAGCGCCAAGCCCCGTGAACTCTAGGAACTGCGAGACCATCTCGCTCACGTTTCCGACGGCGTCAGAAACAGTTCCCGCAATCACTTCGCCCAACTGGCCGAAGGCTGTCGTGACGATGGTTGCGAGTCTCTCGACAGTCTCGGCAACGGCCGCGATTGTGCCGCCAAACTGCTTGGCCGTTCCATCGAATGAAAAAAGTGAGCGAAACCCGAGAACAGCATCGTTCACCCTGCCGAAAACAGCGGTCATCGACTGACTGATGAAGTCAATCGTCTGGCCGACCGATCTGCCGACGGCGGCGAAGGGCTCCAGGGCGGTGCCGATGAGATTGCCGAGTGTTGATCCAAGCTGAAGAAATCCATTGACGAGCAGGCCAATCGCACTTGTGAGCGGGGAAAACGTGTCGAGCACCGCCCCGATATTTCTGCCGAACGTGGCAATCGCAGGGGCGAGCCCTTCGGAGATCGACTGCGTGACGCCGATGAACGGAGTAAGCAGTTCACGACCAAGCCCGAGGATCGACCGCTGCACATTCTCGAAAGCACCGTCAAGCGCGAGCAGACGATTCGCATCGAGTTCCGAAATCGCTCCGCCGAAGCGTCGCACGGCCAGCGTTGACCCTTCGATCTCGCCGAACGCTCGCACCAGGCTCTCGCCACCGCGCCCGAGAATGTCGATCTGGAGTTGAGCACGCTTCGCTGGCTCGGGGATCGTGTCGAGTGCGGCAGCCACGCGGCCCGCAAACGCGGTCGGGTCGTTCTGTGCGGCTTGGATTTCTTCCAGCGAAAAGCCAAGTTGCTGCAACGCCGTAAAAGTCTCGCCGCTGCCCTTCGTCGCATCGGCTAGTCGAGCTCCAAACTTCTGGATGCCGGTTGCCAAGGCTTCGACAGGCACGTTCGCACGCGTAGCCGCCTCTTCAAGAATCTGAATCGTCCCGAAATCGACGCCTGCCTGCCGGGCCGCGAAGCCGAGCTCTTCGACTTTGCCGCTGAGTTGCGTCAGCCCACCCACCACCGCGGTCGCGGCGGCTCCTAGCCCAGCCACGGCGGCGACGCCGGCGGTAAATGGATTCACGAGGGCAGCAACGCTTGTGCCTACGCTCGTCAGTCCGCCCGCCAAGCCGCCCGAGAACACGCGAGCCAGCCCTTCGCCGGCAGACGAGAGCCCCGAGAGCCGGCCAGCCACGTTGCCCAGCGGGCCGGGGAGGGCCGAGAGGATGCCGGATAGTTCGTTGAACTGGAGGTTGCCCTTGCCCGCACCGGCGAGCGCGTCACCGTAGCCTTGCGCAGCGGCTTCCGCTTTTGTGAACGTGGCGGTCGCCTTTGCGACGGCACGGTCAAATGTCTCTTGGTCGATCCGGCCGGCTTCGAGGTCTTGGGAGAGAACCCGCACTTCAGCGTCATACCGCTCCAGCGGCGTGCGATTCGCTTCGATCGTGCGGGCGGCACGCTCGAATGACGCGACTTCGGCATCGACCGCGTTGCCAAGTTCCTCAAAAGCCTTCGCGTACTCTGGGGCGGTGATCGCTCCCGCTTGGAGTTGCTTCGTCAGCAGATCGAGATCGGCAGCCGCTTTCGCTTGTGCGGCGGCCGCGGCGGAGCTCGATCCGGCAAAGCGGTCGAATGAACTCGTGATCGTCTTCGCCTGGTCATCGAGCTTCGCAAGAGCTCGCTCTACGGGCGTAAGGGATTTCTGAACGCCAGTAGCGTCCGCAGAAATCTTCATCGCCAGCCCGAGGATCGTCGCCATCGCTACTGCCCTAGTACGCCAAGCTGTTTCGCCAGTTCTCGAATCACGTCCGCCGCCTGGCTCTCATGCTGCGGCGGCTTTTCCAGCGGTATGAAATCCTTTGCGGTCGGTGCCTTGCCTCGTGCCGAGTATTGAATCGACGCCAGTGAGGCGAGCAGTCCTGTCTCCGCCCATGAATCTGGAATCGCTTCGTAGTACCTCGTGTACGCCCGCCACTCGGAAAGTTCCGTCGAGTCCATCCGCTGAAACAATTCCTTCACCGTCATCTTCAAGTGTCCCGCCAACTGGAAGGCGAACCTTCGAGTCGGCGAGACGTTCAACCTTTTCCCAGCTCTTCCACGTCCTCCTCGCTCATCGCGTTGTGCTTCATCGCCCGCTCGAACAGCCGGCTCATCACCGCTGCGCTCTTCTTCCCCAACTGCTCGATCTGCTCTCGCGTGAAGAGCAGCTTGCCCGCCTCGTCGCAGAGCACTCGCTGCAGATACTCCGTGCGGAAGTTCTCGATGCCCGTTTCCTTCTTCCCGATCCACATCCGCTCGTAGGCGTCGCGCTCGCCCACGCTCATCACGCGGATGAACACCGAGCCCTTCCACTCCTTGACCTTCACCTCGAGGAGCCCGAGATCATCCGCCGCCAAAATCTGTTCTGCCGAAAGAGCCATTGCTTCACTCCATGACGATGCGATAGGAGACGTTGTACCGAGCAACGTCGTTGACCTTGCCCGCCATGGTGAGCGTCTGAAAGACCGCTTTCGTGGAACACGTCAGACCGCCGCCGGTGAAGGCGAGGGTCTTCTTCAATCCACGCTCGGCCAGCCCGATGTTCGCCGTGGCAAGGCACGCAATCTCTATAGTGCCTGCGTCAAGCGAAATGACGCTGTCGCGGCCGATCGGCAGAGAGCCGCCGGCGTTGATCTTGATGTCAGTCACCTCTTGAAGTGACTGACCGCCCCATGTGACCGTCACTCCCGCGCACGCTGTTGCCATGACGGGCCTCCGTCACGGCACTAGACGCGAGCGATGCGGAGCGTGGCCTGGCCTCGGATCGCGTCGTTCGTGGCGAGCGTGAGGGTCGAAGCATTCACCGTGTAGGCGAGCGACGAGAACCCGGTGAGCGCCGTGCCGCCGACAGTGATCGAGCACGTGCCCGTCGAAGCGTCGGCGATCACGGTGCGGCCAAGGTAGTCGAACTGAATCGTCCGACCAGTATCGCTCACCGAGCCTTGGAGGGGACGGTCGAGCGTCTGAATCGAGTTGCCGGCGGACAACCCGAGGTGCGAAACATCGATCTTTTCGGCGTCAGCCGCAGGATCGGTGAACTGAATCACGATGTTGGTGACGGTGTATTGCGTGCCGCCCACGTTGAGGACGGTGCCCGGCCCGGCATGGGGAGTCGTGATCGACATTTGGCTATGTCTCCTGCCACATGATTGAGAAGGTCATCGTCACGCTATACACCGGCGGGGCGTCGCCGCCCGCCAGTTGCACGAACCCGTCGGCCTCGGTGTCGAGGCTAACGTGCTCTACCTCTATTCCTAACTTCGTCTCCCCCCAGCCGTCCAGAACGCGGCGAATCTTGTCTGCCAGGTCTCTTACTGCCTCGTAGGTGAGGGCATAGCAGTCGATCGCGAGCACGACGGTCGGCATTCCCATCGGGCCGGAAAGCGTGTGCGACCGCTGTACGGCTTGCCGCCGCCACGTGACGAAGGGAATGTCCGCGGTCGCCGGGGCGAGCACCGGGTAGATCCGGTCGCCTACGGCGAGGGCCACGGCCGGGTCTTGCAGGAGGGCGGTGGCGACGGCTTGCTCGGGGGCTTGCAGGGGCATACCCGCAGGATGCCACGCCGCCCCCGGAGGCTTGCAGGCTCAGAGGGTGTCGGTGCCGGTGATTGAGCCCGACTCGCGGAAGCGGAGGGCGGCCCAGGCTTCGGCGAGCCGCAGCCCGAGCTCCCGCTGGAGGTAGCGTGCAACCTCCGCCTGCGTCTGATCCCACGCGGTCTGCACCGGGGGCTTGCCGGCGACGCCGCCCTCGGGGGTCGGAGGAATGACGATTGGCTCCGAACTCGCCTTGAAGAATGCTTTCGGGTAAGCCGGGTCGGTCTGAACGCGATTTCGATTCAGATCGCGGATCATCTTGAACGGGCCGAGCCGATTGAAACTCGAAGCGATGTATTTTCCCTGTCCCTTTTGCACCACGTGGGGCTTCACTTCCGTTGTGACTCCGCTCGGCATGCGGCGGGTGTGTCCGCGTCGGCTATAAGGCTTGGTGCTTTTCTTTTGGATCACTCGCTGCTTCGTTCCGAACTCAAGCCACCATTGGTGGAACGCACGATCCGGGCCAACCCGAACAGTACCACCCTGAGCCTCAACCGAACCGGCTGCCCCCGCGCGGCGATACCCAATGAGCCCGACCGCACCGCCGTTCTGCGGATACTTCTTCACCTTCATCGACCGAGCACGGTACAGATTCAGCGTCGGCCCGCGGGGCGTCACCTCTCCCAGCCGGCGAAACGCCGGGAAGATGGCGATCTCGATTGCCTCGCCAAGCACTTCCGACGCCTCTTTCGGCGGGAAGAATGCCTTGATGCGGTCGCGGAGATCGCGCAACTGCTCGGTGTTGATGTTGAGCGAGATTCCCGCGACAGCCATCTATGTCGTCTCCTGGCAGATGACTTCATGCTCGCTGCGATTCGCGTGCTCGAGGAGCGACACGATCTCCAGCGTTCGCCCCCGCCACGAGGCCCGCATCTGTTGCGTCAGCCCAGGCACATAGCGGCACCGGATGCGGTGACTCATCTCGATCTGCTGCTGCCCGGCGAGCAGGAACTCGCGGGCCGACACGCCTTCGACGCTCGCCCACACGGTCTTGAAATCCGCCCACGTCGAGACGCTCTCGCCGAGCGCGTTCCGAGTCTCGGTCGGCGATTGCCACGTCACACGCTCGCGGAGTTTGCCAGCGTCGATCATGAGCCGTAGAGAACCAGCGTGTAGGAGGCGGTGCCGGCGGTTGCCAAAACTTGCACCAAAAACTCCTCGTCTTCTAAGCAATCTGCTATCGAAACTGAGTTATCCTTGGAATACACGATAGGATTTTCGTAGCCCGAGGCGTTTGCGAGGTTCTGATCAGACCGGCATCCAACCAGCAAGCTGCCGGAAGCAGAGAAGGCGAATCTGGTCACTGACGAAAAACCAACCGCGTCGCCGCTGGCGTTTTTGTAACTTAGATTATTTTCGATGTCTATGTTGACCTCTGTCGTGCCCACCGTCCCTGTCACGATCGCCACCTTGCCCGTCGTGTAGTTCTGATGATCCGCCAACTGCACCACCTTGATCCGGCTGCCGGCCCGGTCGTGAAACACGACATTGACGCCGAAAGAGCCGTCGATGCTCATGTGCCCACCACCAAGAGCGAATAGGTCGCCGTGCCTGTCGTGGTTCGCACCGCAAAGGAAGTATTCGTCCGCTCGGTGCCGGTCATCTCGTAGATGCCGACGCGGCTGCCGCTGGAGAAGTACGTTTTGCCGGCGGCATTCGTCGTCAGTTCCGCGTGCGGATTCGCGGAGAATGCGACACGCTCCGTGAATTGAAACGTGACGTTTGTGCCATCGGCTGCGGTGTACGGAAACGGCTGCCGAGAGATGAAGATCGCCTGCGTGCCCACGGTGCCGGTCGTGAATGCCGCCTTGCCGGTCGATGCGACTGCGTTGCTCGATTCCAGCGACAAGACGTTCAACGCCGTCGTGCCGTCGAGGTCGTGAACGATCACGTCAGAATTGAATCGCCCGTCGAGGCTCACGCGTACTGCCCCCAGGAGACGCTATCGAGCAGAGCCTTCGCCCCCGGTGGCAGTTGGGCATCGCCCCGCTTTTCGTAGAGTTCAAGCACGGTCATCAGGATCGCGTTCTTCACCCGCTGCGGCACGCTCGCCGCGGCACCGTAGCCCGCCCACCACGTGACGCTGATCGAGTTCTGGTCGTCGCGGTTGCTCGGCCACGTGCCGCCGTAGAGGTTGCGGATCGCCCCCGGCGTCGAGTCGCGATCGACGCGGTACTCGCTCGTCGAGAGCGTTGCGGTCGCCCCGGTGTCGTTCAGCGTGTACGTGACCACGACCGCCGTCGTAGTTCCGCTGCCGCTCATCGGCGGGCGGGGCACCTCGATCTCCGGCGGAAACTGATCGAGCCGCATCACGTACTGCTGGGTGACGAGAGCTCGGTCGAGGTAGTCCTCGCAGAGTTCGCGGGCGGCAGTGATGTAGCCCGTGATCAGCGAATCGTCGGTGTCGATGTCGACGCGACAGTGTGCCTTTGCTTCCGCCAACGTCACGGGCTCGACGCTCGGGGCGGTGAGGCGTTTCAGGCTGCGGTATCGCATTGCTTACCTCCGCTCGGCTTTTGGCTGGGCGACCGCCTTCTCGACCTTCGGTTCGTCGCGGTACTCGACGGCGTAGCCTTCCTCGATCAACTGCCGGGCCGGCTTCTCGTCGATGTCGTGAACCGTGCCCTCCGCCATCTTGCAGAAGCGTTGAATCATGCGAATCTTCATGGCTGCTTCCGCTTGGGCTTCGGCGTGTCGAGGAGCGGCTGATCGGCGTCGGCGGCCCGCTTCGCGTACTCCCACGCGATGAGCGATTCCGCCTGGCGTTCCGGCAACTCGACGATCTCGCCTTTCTTGTAGGCGGCGTAGGGCTTCACCATCCGTATCTTCATCATCCTCATTGCGGCACGCTCCATGCAGATCCGGGAGGCTTGCGGGTGTTCTGCCATTCGGTCGTGTATTGGTAGACCGGGCCGGAAAGGTTCTTCCCGGGCCACGTGATCACGTATTCGCCGTGCCCGATCACCACGCGCGGCGTTACGTAGAGGCGGTTGCCGGATGCCTTGAAATTGCTCCAGAAGGCAATGTCGGCGTCGCGGCGACCTTCGCCCCAGCCGCCTGTCGGATCTGGCGTCTCTTGGAACCACGGCTTTGCCATGCGGCGGAGAGCCCGAGTCGAGATGATCGTGCAGCCGAAATGCGCGGTGTCCACTTGTTGCACCGGAGCACCGAACCACCCGACCGGCACTTCTGTGACGCCGCCTTCGGGCGGATTGTCCAGCGTGTCGAGGAGCGTCAGCATCGGGCGGCCGTCCTCTCGCTTCGTCTGGAGCGGCGCGAGCGCGTCGCACTGGAATGTGAGTGCGAGAGCGAATAGATGTTCGATCGACTCGCGACTCACGAAGGAATCCATGTCGAGCGTAATAATGAACTCCGTCGAGGGCTCGAACTGTTCGAGCATTCGCGTGAGCACTTGGCTCCAGTAGGCACCCTGCCCGAGCGTCGGGCGGATGTGCAGCGGCATCATCGCTTCGATGAAGCCGAAGATGTTGATCAGCGGGCCGAATCGCGGGCCGGATAGAACCGCCTCGCACCGCACCTCGACCTTCGTATCGCCAACTTGAACCAGCATGGGCACCTCGCAAAAAGAAAGCGGCGGGTGTGACGCGTGCCACACCCGCCGCCTAGATTGCACTGCTTGTCAAGCCGATCAGCCGACCGACTGCGTGTTCACGCCCTTGGCAGCCGCGCCCGTCGGGCCGACTTCGCCCTTCGAGAGACGAGCGACCGTCACGATGCCGACCGTCGAGACGGGCGTGGCGTACACGGTGAGATACCGCTTCTTGCCCTTGAGATCCACGTCGAAGCGGTGGGAGTAGCCCACGTTCGCTCCGGTCGTGCTGCCGGCCGCAACCGTGAAGTCGGTGCCCGACACGAAGCCCGTGATGTTCGACTGAGCAGCGGTGCCCGTCGAATCGGAGTGGGCCAGCCGGATCACCGTGGCCGCCGCCACCGAAGTGCCGGCAGCGGAGGTAAACGGCGAGAACGCCAAGTCGATCGACGCGTGGTTGAAGCCGAGCGTGTCGATCTCGAGCGAGTGAGTCGCGGTCGCGCCGACCGTCACCTCGACCTTCTCCACGCTCTTGGAAGCCGCAACGTGATTCATCTGTCAGATTCTCCTAGGGGAAGGTTGAGGATCAGCCGAACTTGAGGGCGACCACCGGGCCGGCCTTGCTAGTGCTGCCGAGATCGTGCACGACCATCGCGTTGCGAGTGGTCGCAAACGTGAGGGTCTGATCGAACTCGATGTACCGCTCGGAAGCGGTGCGGATCGAGATGGCCCGACGCTCGCCGAAGGTCGCAGCCTGCGAGAGATCGCCGAACAGGGCGGCCACCTTGCCGGTCGTGCCGGTGAGGTTGGCTTCCATGCTGTGCACGAGGCGAACCGGGTAGCCGAGCCAGGTCTCGCCGAAGCCCGCAGCCACGTTGTCGGCGTTCGTCCCGCCGGCACCGATCGTCGCACCCGTCGAGCCGGGCAGCATTGCGAGCCGCAGCATCGCGGCACCCCAGCCAACCGGGCTCACGTACCACGCCGCGTTCCGGCGAGCGTAGAGCGGGAGCTTCGCGATCACGTCGGTGAAGTTCTTCAGCGAGAGATCGTCGAAGGTGTCGTTGCCGCTCGCCGTCACGACCGAAGCCGAGTAGTCGGAGAGCAGGATCTTCGGGCAGATGCCCTGCACACCGTGGTAGGCCGACGTGCCGTCACCGATGAAGCCAGCATTGTCGAAGGCTTCGGCGAACGCCTGGGCCGTCTCGACCGCCATTGCATCGGCAAGGTCGATGATCGAGTCTTCAAGCAGGCTGTTCGGAACGCGGTTCGCCACGCCCCAGATCTTCGCGTTCAGTTCGATGTTGTCGAACGTCACGTCGCTGGGAGTCACCTCGACGTTCTCACCGACAGGGCGAGCGGCGAGGCCACCCGTCCGACGAGCGATCACGAGCGTGTCGCTGTTCATGTTCACCCGGCGAGCGTACTGCGGAAACGCGCCGTATTCCTCGACCAGACGCACAATCTCCGTGGCATGTTCCGGGGCCAAGAGGACACCGCCGAGCGAGTTCACGCCAGAAGCCTGGACGCGAGTCTCGACGTTGTGATCCTTGCACCACCGGCGGGCTTCGGCGTCGCCGAACAGGAAGCCCTTGAGGGACATTCCGAAGCGGTAGGCCGTCTCGTTGTCGCGGAAGGCGCGGAGGTTGTGGTTGGCCTTCGGGATCGCGTACTCGGTTCGCTTCTCCACGTCTGCGGTCTCCTTCGTCTCGGGGGCGGGGGCGACAGCCTTCACCGGAGCGGCACGCTCCAGAACGCTGCGGAGCTCGAGCTCCTTGGTCTGGACTCGCTGCAGGAACTCGATCCGCTCGCGGAGCTTGTCGGCCTTGCCTTCGAGCGAGCGAAGGGAAGCCTCCTGCTCTTCGGTCATCGGGGCCGCCTCTTCGCCCTCGGGGGCGTCCTCGGTCATCGCTTCCATCTCAGCGACAACGGCGGCCAACTCGTCCAGCAGAGCCTTGAGCTTCTCGACAGCCACGGGCGATCTCCTCGTGTTCGGGGTCGCGGCGGCTTCATCGCCGTCGCTCTACACCGAACCTATGGAGACAGCCCCGCACCCTTGCAGCACTAGAAAGGCGGGCAGTAAAGAAGCCCTACGCCGCGGGCTTCACGCGCCGCACTTCGGCGGATGGCAAAACGTGCTTGTCGGTGTTGCCACACCGGCACCGCAAGTACCGGATCTGGTACTCGCCCTGGCGTTGACTCGACGCGACGAGCAACTTCCCGATCTTGCAATTCGGGCACGAATCGCCGGATTTAGCGGCCATGCGACCTCAGATACTCGCGGAACTCTGCCGCCTTCGCGGCCGACTGCACACGCTTGGCGACCACCGCCTCGCGCTGCTGCCGGAACTGTTCGAGCGACCGCTGGGCGACTTCGAGCCCGCCGTCGCCGTAGGCCGGGTAGGTGCAGGGGCCGACATCCAGGAGCGAGTCCACCGACCGGATCGTCCTCACGCTCTGCCCGTCCTCGATCGCCCACTCATCGCCACCAGGGGCGACGGTGAACGCGAAGGAACTGCCGAGCACGATGCCGTCGCGGATGTTGTTCGCCAGATCCCGCCCGTAGGACGAATCTGGCACCGGGAACTCGTACCGCAGCCCGACTTCGTCCACGGTCAGCGAGAGCGTTCGTGGATACCGGGCGAGCGGGTAGTTCGAGTCGTGATTGAACAGGGCACGCGTTTCGAGCTTTTTCTTGCGGCCGCGCCGCTCCGAGACGATCGAGAACGCCGCCGGGTCGATCCGCTCGTAGAAATCGCCGAGCAGGAGCGACCGCACGCCGAAGCGGGCCGCGTAGCCGACGATGTATTCGCGCTCGGCTTCGCCTTCGACGCTCCGCGTCTCGACCGCGAGCATCGGCACGGCGGTGTCGGTGTTCTCTTCGATCAACAGGCTGCGGCGTTCAACTGCGTTGCTCATCGTTCTCTCCTCGTCTGCGGCGTCGATCTGACGCGTGAGTTTGCTGGCCCATGCTTGCCCGGGGTCTCCGCCCCACAATGCCCAGGCGATCCGGCCCGCGCTCGGAAAGCCGTTCTCGCCGGGGCTCCACCCTTCGCCCTGCTTGTCAACCTCGTGGCGGGCGAAGTACGAAGCCATACGCTTCGCAGTGTCGGGGCTGATGTTCGTGCCGTTCGACAAGTCGCGTGCCCGGGCGACGCCGACCGCGGTGCCGCCACGGTTGAACTCGTCGCGCCACGCGAGCCCCTTCGCCGCTTCCTTGCGAACGCCAGCCGGGGGCGTGAAGTCGATGTGGTCGTACTTAGCCGCCACGCTTTCGCCCCTTTCGCTTCGGCTTGCTGTATGCCTTCTCCTCGATCGGCGGCTCGGGCAGCGGGTCGATCTTCGTGAGCGTCGCGACCTTGTGCCCGACTTGCGTCTCGGTTGCACGCCATCCGCCCGCCACCTCTTCGTACAGCGTGATGAGGGCGGCAGGGTCTTCCTCGGTCGCGTCGATCGTGAAGTCGGTGCCCGGCACGTCGAGTGTGCCGTAGTCCATCACGTGATCGACACGCCCGCGGGCACGACCGCCGGATGAATCCCACGAGACGAAGTCGCCTTCGGCCACGGTGCCCGGCTCGGCACGCTGCTCTGCGGAGCGAATGAACTGCGGGCTGTCATCCACCCACACATCGACCTCGATGCCAGCCGCCTGGGCGGCGTCTGCCTTCATCGTGTCGCCGCCCACGAGCAGCACTTGCGAGAACGCATCGGCGTATTCGCCAAGCGTCTCAGTGACGGTCTGCCGATCTTCCTCGGGGCGGCGCGAGATCATCACGACCGTGTTTCCTTCGGCCGCCGATTTGCGGGCGAACTCGCCCCACAACTGCGGATCGGCGGCGAACGTGCGGTCGAAGTCGATGCTGATCGTGAGGGCACGAGACTCGGGGAGCGAGCGGGCGGCCGGGGGCAGCGGTGCAGGCGGGGCGGGCGCGGGCTGTGCTGCCGCTTGGTTCTCGGTCACGCCTGCGAGGATCGCTTGTACGGCGGATGCGTTGATGCTTGGGAACGATGCGGCAATCAAAGCCCCGGCGGCGTCTTTTGAGATCAGCCCGGCGGGAATCTGTTGCAGGATTGCGATCAGTCCCGTGATCTGGGCACCATTGAGACTTACGTCGGCGACTTGTGGCGTCGCCTGCTCCACCGGCCCCGCCTCCGCCGCCGCCGCCAGCCCGCCTTCGACCGCCTGCCCGTCGATGCCGCTCCCGGGCTGCTGCTGCGCGAGCACGTCGGTCGCCGTCGGCTCCTGGCCGAGCGTGCCCATGTTCAGCGGGCGGTAGCGAACGTCGCCGCCGTCCACCGGGTTCATGCCTTCCTCGGTGCGGATGTCGTTCGTGTTGAACACGCCGAGATCCCACATCTGTCGGTAGTACGTTGACCGGCTCGCGGAGTCGGCCCGTAGCATGAATCGAGTATCGAACGACACTTCGTAGCGATCGTCCTCGACGATCAAATCGCGGGTGAACGCCGACTCGAATCGACGCAGCCACGGCATGATCGTGTCGGTGAGGAACTCCTGCGACGAGGTCTCCAGCGACCCGGGCGGCATCGCGCCTTGGGCTTGAATCTTCCACGCCGGCACGCGCCAGAGTCGGCAGATTTCCTCGATCTGGAACCGCCGCCCTTCGAGCCACTGGCTGTCGGTGTTCGTGTTCTGAGGCAAGGCGTGCGGCTTCAGCCCGCCCGTGAGTACGGCGGTCTTGTGGCTGTTGCCGACGCCGGCGTGCTTCCGGTCCCACTGGTTCGCAAGAGTCTCCCGGGCTTCGGCGTTGAGTTGCCCTTCGGTCGAGAGTACGAAGCCGGGCCGGGCACCGGCGGCGAAGTACCGAGCACCGTGGAGTTCGTAGGCTCGCGCCAAGGCGATCGCGTCCTTGCACGTCTCCACCGGAGACAGCCCGTTGATGCCGTCTTCGGTGAGCCCGCGAATGGCGAGAATCTGCTCTTGGTTGTAGACCGTCTCCTGGCCGCGCTCCTCGCGATACTTGTAGCGCAGCTTGCCGTTCTCCAGCCGCTCCACCTTCATCCGCGACGGGTGTAGCGGAATGAGTTGATCCACCGCTCCCGACTGCCCGGGCACGATCTCGCAGTAGGCGACGTTGTAGAGACCGGCGTGAAGCATCAACTGGCAACGCCACTCGAACGAGGTCTGCCACCCGTTCGGCTGGAGGTTCAGTTTCCGGTACAGCGGGAGCTCTGTCGCGCGACGCTTGCCGCCGTCGCCCATCCGCTCGAGCACGTGGAGAGCCGGCGTCGCCACCGCCTCCGCGAGCACGCGGATGCACGCGAACACCGTCGAGACCATGAGCGCGTTGTCGGGGCTGATTCGCACGCCGGCAGAGGATCGGGAGCCGGCGTCCTCGTCCCACATGCGTTCCTCGCCGGGAAGCCAGAGGATGCGGTGCTGCTGGTTGGCTGCGATCATAGGAAGAAGATTTCAGGGGTGCCGCTCGGCTGTTGTTCGGCACCCATCCAGCAGGCGATGCCTTCACACAACGCCACGATGCCGTCGATCCGCTCGGTGCTGTTCGCCTTGCTCGGGTACACGTTGCCGTGCCGGTCTTCGGCCACGGCACAGTTCGATGCGTTCCACGAGAGCACCGGATGCCCGGCGTGCCGGGCTTTGCCGGCGAGCACGAGGGCATCCAGTGATCGCAGGGGGGCCGACATCGCGCGGCCTCCCTGTGGGTATCCAACCACTTCCACCCCATCCCCTTGCAGCATGTTCGCCAGCATCTGCCCGTTGAACTTCAAATCCACGGCCAGTTTCCGCACGCGGTACTGATCGCAGATCTGCACGATGTCGCGGTGCAAAACCGTGTAGTCGGTCACGTTTCCATCGGTCACGCGGATGTGCCCGTCTCGAATCCACCCGAGATAGTCCACCTTGTCACGCTGGGCACGCTCGGCTGCGTTCGACTCGGGAATCCAGAAGAACGGCAGGATGTCGAGGGAGTTGTCGGACGGGTCGGGGCAGACGAGCACCAGGGCGGTGAGGTCATACGTGCTCGCAAGATCGAGCCCGGCGTACACCGGGCGATCGCCGAACTCACGCAGTGGCCCGCAGCACGCAGCCCACGCATCCGGCTTGAAGAATCGTGTGTCTTGGGTTGTCCAGACATTGAGCCGGTATCGCAAGAAAGAGTTCAGCTTCGTCGGCGACTGCTCCGCTTCGCGGGCATCGGCGGCAAACGAATCTTCGGTGATCGTCTGCCCCAGCGACGGGTTCGCAATCTTCCACACCTTCGGCGTCTTCCACGTGCCGTCGGTCGCACAGTCCGGCGGGGCGGCGTAGATGCAACCAAAGAACGTCGGGTCGAACGCAGGGTCGGCGATGCACTTCTCCGCGTAGGCGTGCTGCTCCCAGCAGATGCTCTTGCGGTCGAAGCCCGCCGTCGTGATCGACAGGATGAGCGGCTGCCGCCGGGCCGCGCCGCCGTACCGGAGAGCATCCCAGAGCCGCCGATCCCGCTGGGCATGGAGCTCGTCGAAGAGGAGCATGTGAATGTTCAAGCCTTCCGCCCGGAAGGCGTCGGCGGAGAGCACCCGATAGAAGGAGTTCGTGGTGCGGTCGATGATCGTCTTCCGAGAGTCGATCACCTCGAGACGCTTCGACAGGGCAGGAGACGAGCGAACCATCGACGCCGCCTCGCGGTAGATGATCCCGGCTTGTTCGCGATCACTAGCAGCGCCGTAGATTTCGGCACCAGGCTCGTTATCACAGACGAGACCGTAGAGGGCCACGCCGGCGAGCGTAGTGCTCTTTCCTTGTTTCTTTGGCGGATACTTGCTGGAGAGTGCCCCCGCTCTATTACGAAACGAGGGCACGCCCCAGTTCGATGTATGCGGTGCGGTATTGCCGCGTTCCGTCCTGCTTGACTGTTGCGAAGATTTCGCCCAGCACCTTCTTCTGCCAATCCATCAGCAAGAACTGCTGGCCGGCCTTTTGCCCCTTGCTGTGCCGAAGAACTCTCTCAAAAAAACGATAAACCCTACCGGCTAATGCGTCGTCATAATGCGACAGTTTGTGGCTTTTCTTTTGAGTTTTCACGCAGCGCCCTCCTTGCACTTGAAACAAGACGACTGAAAAGTTCTAACGCTCGCTGCGTCACAGCGTCCTTTTTTGCCATATTTTCTTCTGGCGTAAGTGGCTGATAGTTGCGATAGTTTGCCACGGCCAAGAACTGAGCGCGGTCGCTCAAATCTGCCTTGCTCAGTGGATAGATGTGATCAAGCTCCCACGCCTCTCCGTAGTTGCTCCAATTCATTTCGCAAGAGAACTGTTTTTCGATGTAGTCCATGAAAGCGCTTATTGAAATTCCAAGATCTCTAACCAACGATCCGCCAGCAGATCTTGACTTGATGGCAGATGTCATCCTTGCCCTCAAAACTGTTGCGATCCTGTGGTTCATGTTTGTGCTGTATCTCTTGCGCTCTCTTTCTCGAACTCCATCTGGGTCGAGTTGCCGCTGAAGCCTTATCTTTCTGGCTTTCTCGTCCTTGAGCGATTGCGGCAACTCTCGCGATTTCTTTAAGACAGAATCGCGATTATCTCGATAGTATTTCAATGCTTGCTGCCGGCCGTATGCACGATATGAATCCGCATGTTTTTCATAGCAGCGCCTTTTGTAGATTTTTACTTTTTCGGGGTTTGCCTTTGCCCTCTCGTTGCATTGCTTTGCGTGATTAGCTTTTGCGCAAGGCGCACATCGCGTTGGAACTGGCCCCTTTTTCTTTACGGCGATTTTGCTTCCGCAATCAACGCAATCAACATGAGAGGGCCTCGGATCTCGCCCAGCCTTCATTCTGCTTGCATCGCTGGCGGCCTTTAGGCTCCTTGCTTTCGCGCAGTCTTTGCATCGCTTTCGCGCCGGCCCCTTCTTGGCACACATTCCGATTGTTGAACAATCGGCGCACACGTACTGCCTGCACATTGATTTGCCTCGTGACACAGGGTCTGCATTGTCACAGCAAAACTTGAACTAGGCAACAACTACCCGTGAGCTTTCAGCAAGTCTTCTAGTTCGTCGGTCGGCTGTTCTTGCTTCGTGCCAAGTCGCACTCTCGATGACGGTGTGAGCCCGAACTCGGTCATGAGCGAGGCTTGCAGGCTCACGAGCCCCTTGTAGAGCGGGCCGGCCGGGTTCGGTTTTATGCCGCCCAAATCTGTCTTCATCACCGGGCCGGTCGCGCGGAGCTCGAGCAGGCACGCTTGGGCCGCAGCATAGACCTCGCATAAAGTCGCGAGGGCTTCACCGTCCCCGGTCGTGAGCACATTCATGCCGAGCAAAATCGGAACCAGTTCCTGCCACTTCTCGACGGCGAGCGGTTCGACGTTCAGCCGCTTCGGCATGGGCGGAGCACCAGGCGGAGCGCTCGGCTCGCGTTTCGGCGCGCCGCGTTGCGTGCCTTCGAGGATCTTTAGCGGCGTTGGTTTCGGTTTTCGCCCGCGGGTTGCCATGTGATTATTTCGTAGGCACAGACCGGAAAAACGAACGGCTATTCCGCCGCACACGCGAGCGGCAGCACTGTTGGTTTTCCTCAGACGGTCGTTTTCGTGCGCGCCCCCTAGGCGGTGGGTGCCCACAATCTAGGCGGCGTGTCAACCGGCTCGCACTCCGCGTGCCTCCGCGTTGGTCTTCCGCTGGTGGCAGGCAGAGCACAGGCATTGACCAGCGTCAACGTCATACCTCGATCGCCCATCAGCACACACATCAGTGCCGGCGACAACAGGGCTCACGTGGTCAGCATGCGCCTCGCCCTTGCGACCGCAGACCCGAGAGCAGTGCCGGCACGTCCAGGCGTCACGCTCCAGCACAGCACGCCGCCACGCTCGGTGGCGGCCATCTGTATACCCTCGCCGGTATGCGTTGGGTCGCGACTCCGCAATGCGGATCTGATGCTTGGCCCGAGGTGGCCGCCACATCTCGATACGCTGCGGCATAGCCTAGCTCTTCAGGCTCACGATCCCGACAATCCCGGTGCTGTTCGTGGTCGCACTCACGATCCGCAGGAAGGGCACCGCAAACACCTCGTCGGGCAGGGCATACATGCGGCGGTCGGCGGTCGATGGTGCGAGCGTCACGTCGGCCACGCTGCCATCGGTTTTGTAGAGGCGGCTGTAAGGCCCGGTGTCGGTCGAGGCTCCCCACATCTGCAGGCTCGTGGAGTTGGTGCTCATGGTGCCGAGCTCGACCACGCCGCCCGCGAAGTCTTCCATACGAATGGTGGTGACAGATCCGGTGGCAGTGAACAGCGTGATCGACAGATCACGCGAGCGTCGGCGAATCTTGACTTCGGACATTAGGGGAACTCCTCGAGGTGGCACGGGTCCAGGCCCGCAACGCGGCCGTCTGCCTCGATCCTAGGGCGAGGGGCTGGCAGGCTTGCAGCCCGGGGCGGCGTCTCTCGCCGCAAGAGCGCACCGGGGCGGCCGTCCCTTCGCTCAGTAGTGTCACAGCGTGTCACAGCGTCCCGGCGGGCGATTTCAGCGTTGGCGTCCACGATTTGTTCCCAATCCATATCACAACGGAAAATGTCACTTTTCGCCAGTTTGTGTTCAGTGCAGCAGCCCCGTCAACTCATGCGGGATCAGCGCCCGCACCGCCTCTAGGGCGTGCGTCTCGTCTGCACCAGGCTCGCCGTATTTCAGACGCGACCGGCAGTGCTGCTCAATCTCCTCTAGGGCTATCAGCGCGTCCCGCCCGGCGAGTGCGTAGCGGTGCAGCCGCTCGTCCTCCGGGTCGGACAAATCAAATCGTAGGGTGGCGATCGGCATTATCGGTGCTGCGTAATAGCGGCGTTTTGCGTTTCGCGGCGGTTATGCGTCGAATCTGCGGTGCGTTATGCGGCGAGGTCGCGATTACCGGGAACTGTAGAAACACTGGTTCTCTTTCCGCTCATCGCGGCTCTCTGATTTTCTTCGG